GGCTATTCTCAATGACACAGATTGACGTTGACCTTAAAGAACACATTGAGGTTCATGGTCAGAATGCCGGTGAATCTATCGACCAGTTGATCCGTAATGAATTGCACTCAGGTGCAACAAAACAGGTTGTTACTGGTACATACGGTAATCCATCAGCACCAAACATCTCAGATATTCACATGACAGACATCTTTACGGGTCTTGAAATCCGTCGAGCTGTTCGAACTTTGAAACTTAATAAGGCTCAGAGATTCGAGTCAGGTTTGTATCGAGGTATTATCGGCCCAGCAAATAGCTATGACCTTTACGGAAATAGTGAATGGCTTGACGCTCACCGATATACAACATCAGACGCTATTGAACGAGGTGTTGTAGGTAAACTTCACGGAGTAGAGTTCGTAGAAACAAACAATCAGTACGTTACACTTTCTGGTGGATTCTCAGGAACACCAGTAACTGCAGCTTCTGCTGGTGTTGCTAACGTTTACGAAACTTTTATCTTCGGAAAGAATGCTTACGGTGTTGTTAATCTTGGTTCTATCACAGCTCCTACGGTTATTGTGAAGAATCCTGGACCAAACGATACTTCAAACCCTTTGAACATGTTCTCAACAGTTGGATGGAAAATGCCTTTCGCAACAAAGACATTGAACTCAAACTGGATTGTGGCTATTCAAAGTTCAACTTCAGGCGCAAATACAGCAACGTTCTAACGTTCTGTTACAACGAGCCACTCTGCAGGGTGGTTTTTTGTTGCTTGACATGTAAATGATGAGTACGTAACGTTTATGTATATATGAATGAGGTGACAACCTTAACTCTCCCGCAGGGAATTGATATAGATATTCTTGTTAAGAATGGCAAGATTGGCTACACCTTTCAGTACGATGGTAAAAATTACGGTACGGCAGTAAAACCACGCTCTCGAAAAGTTGCGGATGTTGCGGCAGCATGTTTGCTTTTAATTATTAATGCCGGTGAAACGTATCGTGAACTAACTAAATAATATGCGCGTCATACCCACGTTTGAAGATGAATTAAAAACCATAGACCCACGCCTTTCAATTGTAATTAATCCGAATCGTCCCCAGTTAGCAAATATAAAACTTGATGGAGCTGATGTATGTCCTATTCCAGCGTATGAGATACGAGACGACTTCGATCCAACCTATACTATTGAGTTACCAAATGGCATGGTACGGCCACATCGTTCTCGCACTGAGGCCATTGCTTTTGTAAATAGTACTTTAGAAAGAATTAAAAACCCTCAAGAAGCAGATGTCTTCTTCGGAAGAAATGGATATTAAATGAAAATACATCTTATAAATTACGAGCAAGCATTCAATGACGGCATTCTCTCGAAGTTTGCCCGCAAGATGTACGATGAGTTAGAGAAAAAAAAAGGTATTACGGTTACGATGGGAAATGTGCCTAATCCACAGGCAGATGTTAATCACCATATTAACTACGCTCCGTATCGTCATTCCAAAACCATTAACACCTTAATGGTGACACATATTGATACTCCAAGTAAGATTGCTAATTTGCGGCAGGGTATGAAGACTGCAGATATGGGGATTTGCATGTCTGATGATACTAAAAACTCCCTCATCAAAAAGGGATTTGATAAAAATAAATTAACTACTGTTCTACCAGCGCACGATGGGAAAGCCCGCCGCTTTCAGATTGTTTCAATTCTTACAAATGTCTATCCTGATGGTTGTAAGCGTGCAGAAATGTTTACAGAATTAGTCAAAACTCTCGATCACAATAAATGGGCTTTTAGAATCATGGGTAAGGATTGGAAAGATATACTTGTTCCTCTTGTGGCTAATGGATTACAAGTAGATTATTTTGCTGAATTTAACGAAGACAATTATCAAAGAATTTTAGAATCGTCTGATTATAATCTTTACTTCGGTGAAGATGAGGGGTCTATGGGTGTATTAGATGCTAAAAACGCTGGCCTTAAAATCATCGCTCCAAATACTGGATTCAATATTGATGTCGGTGTTGATTATCCATTTCATACTCAAGAGGAATTAAATGAGATATTTAAAAAATTAAGTATCAATCCAGTAGAGGGCTGGACGTGGAAGAAATACGTTAAAGAGCATCTAAAGATATGGAAAAAACTCGTTTAAATCTCGCATGCGGTAATGATTATCGAGAGGGATATATAAATATTGATAATCAATCAATGTTTCCTGAGTCAAAGGTTGATATTAATGCAGATATAACCACCATTACCTATCCAGAAAACTCTGTTGATGAAATTCTCTTATCGCATATAGTAATGTATTTTCGGCCAGAAGAACTACTGCCTCTTTTAATCAAGTGGAGAGAATGGCTAAAAAAAGGAGGATTAATGAGAATTGAAACTATAAATCTTAACGAGGTTATTTCTCATAGAAGTGTTGAAAAATTATTAATTCCTTTATTTGGGAAGCCTAACACCGCACCGCATAGGTGGGCATGGTCGTTTTCTAGTCTCTATCTTTTGCTTGAAAAGGCTGGATTTGAAGAAGTAGAACCAGAAGGAGCAGCTAAAAATCCAATAAGGGATTTTGGAATATTTGCAATCAAATGAAAAAGAAAGTTGTACTTGTGTCAGGTAGCTTCGATCCTCTCCACATAGGGCACATTGCGTATTTAAAAGCTGCCAAGAAACTCGGAGATGTTTTGGTGGTAGCGATTAAAGGCAATGATCGACTCAAAGCTAAAAAGAAACGCCACTTCATGAATGAAGACGAGCGCAAGAATATTTTAGAAAGTCTCAAATATATTGATAAGGTTATTGTTGTAGACTCTCCAGGCTATGGAATGATTGCACCGCTTGCTATTCCTGTTGTGCGTCCCGATATTTACGCTAATGGTGAGAGTAATAAAAATCCAGAATTAGAATCAATCTGTAGAGAATACGGAGTAAAAATAAAATACGGTGTTGGTGGTAAACGAATCAGAAGTTCAACAGAATTACTCAAAGAGTATTATCAAACACCATGGGAAAAATAAAACCATTCTTTCATGAAGATGAACGGCGCATCATGGCTGAATATATTGAAGATATACCGATGCGCTCATCTAAAGTAATTTTCATGAAAAAGGATGCAGAGGTAGGTAATCACTGGCACGAGTTAAAAGATGAGGTCTTCTTTCTTTTAAAAGGTTCAGGAACATACAAACTCGATGGGAAGGTTAAAGACTTTAAAGAAGGGGACTGTATCTTTGTAAAACGAGGAACAACTCACACTTTAAATCTAAAACAAGGATCGATCGTATTAGAATCAAGTACAATGCCTTACACTAAACAAGATGAACATGCCAGTCTATAAACTCTTAGAGGAGAAATATGCAAAATTTGTTGGTAGTAAGTACGCTGTTTCTTGTAATTCTGGCACTGCTGCTCTACACCTTGCTTTACTTGCTATTAATATCAGCAAAGGCGATGAGGTCATCATCCCAGACTTTACCATGGCGGCATGTGGTTTTGCTGTCAGCTATTGTGGTGCTACTCCTGTGTTTGTTGATTGCGACGATACACTCTGCATGGATTGGACTCTTATTGAGTCTAAAATAACTAAAAAAACTAAAGCAATTATGGCGGTACATATCTACGGAAGATTGTGCAACATGAAAGAAATACTACGTATTGCCAAGAAACATAAATTAAAGGTGATTGAGGATGCCTGCGAGGCTCAAGGTGCGGTCTATAAATCAAAAGCTGATATTACGTGCTATTCATTCTATGCAAATAAGATCATTCACGCGGAGGAGGGAGGGATTTGTACTACTGACAGTAAGTACTATGCTGCAAGGATGAATTATTTGAAAAATATGGCCTTTGGAGAAGATCATAACTACTATCATGCAGAGATTGGATATAACTATCGTATGCCAAATTCACAAGCTAAATTGGCCCTAGTCTCACTAAATTTATGTGATATTAATATTAAATCTCGAAATAGGAAAATAAAAACACTTGATAAATATCTTGATGTAACAAAATTACCAAAACGAGATGCTCCATGGGTATATGATTATCTTGGGCCTGTATTTGAAGTTTTTCAAAATGAAACTCGACTCTTTTTCAAACCCCTCTCATCCTTTCCTATGTACGGCGGTAAGTGTCAATCGCCTAAAGCTCAATATTATTCAGAACGAGGTCGCTATATAAAACTCTAATATGAATAATATAATTTGCTACACCTGCATCACGAATAATAAAGATAAGTCCATCAAGCAAAACTGGCCTATTACTCGTTTTATAGATTCCTATGACAAGTTCAAAGATCCACGTCGCAATTCTCGGATTCAAAAGATTATGCCCCACAAGTATTTTGATTCTGAATATACTATTTACATAGACGGCAACCGCAAACTCTTAATGTCTCCCGAAGAGATAGTTAAACGATACATGGACGGTTATGACATGGCGATATTTAAACACGCTCTAAGAGATTGTATTTACGATGAAGCACTTGAAGTAGCGCGCCTCAAACTTGATGACCAAGAGTTAATTATTGAACAAGCAAAACACTATGAGGATCAGGGTTTTGCCAAACACAAAGGACTCTGTGAAGCTGGTTTTATTGTTCGGAGGAACACAGAAAAAGTTAATAATTTCAATGAATACTGGTGGGCTGATTATTGTCGTTTTTCTCGTCGCGATCAATTGTCTTTAATGCCAGCCTTAGATAAAGCAGGTTTAGTGGTGAATGTTTTGACTGATAATTATGATATTCAACCTGACGGTACTGCAGTCAGAGGAGGAATAATAACAATTGAACCACACCAGCATTTTGAAGGAAATTTTAATGATCCAAATATACAACGATGAAAATATTATTTTATAGAAATGACTATAGTGCAAATATAACCCGCCAACTTGAAGACGAATACGGAGGAGTGGGGTACTACCGTATTATTCAACCCTCACGCCATATTAAAGATCATGACGTGACGGTTGTAGGTTTAGAGATAGGTAAAAAAGGAGAAACGCCTGAGAAAAAATGGACTCGAATATTTACAGATTATGATGTCTTTTGGACAACATACTTCACCAATCCCCAAGAAGCATCGGCAATGTTTTATCATAGAGATAAACTAAAGAAAAAGGTAGTGATTGATTTAGATGACAATTATTTAGATGTCCTAGAAACTCATCCTCTCTATGACAGGCTGAAACTCACTAAAAAAGATAGAGCGTTTACTTCTACAATTCTATCATTTGCTGATGTCATCACTGTATCAACTGAGCCACTAAAGCAACGTCTCCAAGAACATTTTAAAAAAGTCTACGGACTTGAAAAGAAAATCGTTATTATTCCAAACATGAATCAGTTATCTGACTGGAAATATAAGCCAGCTAAAAAACATAAAGATAGAGTAGTGATTGGATATACAGGTTCTAATTCGCATTATGACGATTTAGAAATGGCCTTACCAGTTGTGGCAAAGATCATGGATAAATACCCGAATGTTTACTTTGAAAGCATGGGAGCAATAGGGAATAAAGATTTAAAATTATTTAATTGTTTTAGTGAATCAGCCAAACTACGAAGCGATATTCTACCCTCAACCTGGACCTTTAAAGAGTATCCAAAACACCTATCAACTATGAAATGGGATATTGGCATTGCTCCACTTGTAGATAGTGCTTTTACTCGATGCAAAAGTCATATTAAATTTCTTGAGTATTCAATGTACAAGATTCCAACAATCGCCTCACGGGTATATCCATACTACGTTAATTCTTACGGTAGAGAAATTATAGAACATGAAAAAACTGGACTGCTGGTAAAACCAAAAGAATGGTTTGACGCCCTAGAAGATTTAATTTGTAATGCTGACAAGAGGAAACTTTTAGGCGAGAATGCCCATATACATGTAAAAGAAAATTGGCAATATAATGATGAGTTTTCTGATTCTATAGACAAAGTTATAAAGTCCTTATAATTAGCCATATTTAAGTATTCTGTGAAATGAAACATGCGCTACGCATTAAGTGTGCGTAGTCTTTCTGCATGTCCTTAATTTTCAATGATACCTCTTCTAACAAGGCAGGATTAATTCAAGAATGTGAAGCAGCAGTTTTTGGAGATAACAGTTACGGAAGAATTTCAGGTGACTCATCTCTTATGGCGACGTTTACTCGGTATATAAATGAAGCTCTCAACAGAGTCGCTACTCTTATTATGACTGCCGATGGACGGTGGCAATTTGATGATACTAACAATACTGATTTTCCTATCGGCACAACTAATCTCGGCACAACACTAGGAGCAGAACAGCAAGATTACGCTTTCGACATTTCATTTCTACGCATTACACGAGTTGAAGTGATGGATAATACAGGAGCTTGGCAACTACTTACACCAATAGACCAAACTGATGTCTACGATACATCTTTAACAGACTTACTTAAAACTCCTGGCCTACCGACCTACTATGACAAAATCGGAAACTCTATTTTTCTTTATCCAAAACCCCTTGCAACTGCCGTAACTTCTACAGGTGGTCTTAAAGTGTATTTCCAGCGTCCACCATCATATTTTACTATTTCAGATACTTCAAAAGTTCCTGGTTTTAATTCTCTCTACCATCGCTTAGTTGCTCTTATCGCCTCACGGGATTATGCAGCATTCAAACAATTGACAGTTGCTAAATCATTAAGCGATTTAGTCTCACAGCAAGAAGAGTCATTGGTAGAAAATTACGTGCTGCGAAATAAAGACGAACACATAAATATAAATTTTAAAACAATTAATTGGAGATAATATGAAAAAAATTAAACATTTTATTATACAAATTCTAAAGAAATTAGGATTTCAAATCATTGAGGTTAGAGGGTTTGTCAGACAAGAAGGATATGACGTTGATGGTTCATTACTGTTTGATACTGGCTTTGAACAAAATGTCATTACAAATACTGCATTAGCAGCTATCTCAGCTTTGATTGGAAATGTCGTGGCTGTACCGGCAGCAACATATCTTGCGGTAGGAACTGATGCAACTGCGGCATCTGCTTCACAAACTGCTCTTATTGCAGAACTCACAACATTAGGATTTGCACGAAGTGTTGCCGACACTGTTCAACGAGTTACTACTACTCAGACAAATGACACTCTTCAACTTATTAAAACATGGACTTCAACAGGTTCAACAACCATAAATGAAGCAGGAGTATTTAATGCTTCATCGAGTGGAACTATGTTTGCTCGAAAAGTAACTGGTGCTAAGTCATTCACTATAGGTCAATCATACGTTTTAACATATAACATTCAAATTGCTTAAATGTCATCAATCGCATTTGATAGTCAGAATCACTCAACAAACACAGGGTTTGGTACAACTCTGAGTTTTACTGTTGGTGCTGGTTCAAATCGAATGCTCATTGTTGCTGTGTACGAAGCAACTCCTGCTGTTAATACGGCAACTGTGACTTATAACTCAGTTGCAATGACAAAGATCGGTCAACAGATTGATAGTGATCGAGCAATTTCTTTGTGGTATTTAATAGCTCCTACTTCAGGGACACATACTGTTGCTCTAACAGGTTCAGGAAGTTATACAATTGCGATCTTAGCTGAATCCTATTCAGGGGTTAATCAAGTTGCTCCTGAGGCATCAAATACAGCAACCGTTGCTTCTGCTTCAACTATTTCTGCTTC